ATCAGAGTTATACTACCTAAATCATCTTCATCTATATAACAATTATACTGATACTCTGTACCATCATAATATGTTTTTACATAGTAACTATCTGTATAAGAAAATGCTGATTTACTTCCTATACCAAAGCCACCTATTGAATTATTATCAGCTCTTTTAGTAGAGCTAAGGTACTTACCAAATATATTGGTTACTCTATCTTCACTTAAGCCTATTCCGAAGTCTCTGATAATTAACTGAGTATCAATACCTAATAATTCTGAAGCATCAACCCATTCTATTTCTACGGGTTTATCTACTCCATACTCTGTATGGGCATCAATAGCATTACTTACATATTCTCTAATGATGGTATACTCTTTATTCTGATACAGATTATCTCGTAACATCTTAAACAGAAGTCCAAAGTTATCTGAATCTATACTATATTTAATACTCTTTAATTCTTCTGATTTTATTACGTCCTTACTTTCTTTATCTATAATCATAATTTTACTTTAAAGAATCTCCAAATTCATATTTTAAAACAGTAGAAACATACGTATGATATATGTATGCCCTTCTTTTATAACCATCTAAATCACTTGCCCAAACAGTTATATCTTTTACCTCTTCAAAATCACAATCTGGCTTTAACTCATTCATTCTACTCTTTAAATAATCTGCTACATCTCTATAAGGAGCTGTAGCTAACATATCTAGCACCTCATATCCATATGTAACCACAATAAGGTCTTTAAGCTCTTGCTTTATCTCTATCATCTATTCTTTTCTATTATTAATCCCCTTGAAAAACCGTGCCATTATATTACCATTAAATGCATCTGTACTAAGTACATCATACTGCACCTGCACCACCATTTCTCTATACGAGAGATGTTGTTTACTATGGCAAAATTCTAGTATTTCTCTTTTAAACTCACTTTCTTTACCTTCAACAATCATAGCAGAAATTTCCTTGTTTGAGCCAAAATATGTTTCCCAATTAGACTGCTTTACAGTAGTTTTAAAGGTCTTTCTAGTCTTAGTAGCTACTTTCTCCTTCTTAGATATTTTAGTACGTCTCTTAGCTTGTAGAAGCTTTTTTCCTATGTATATCCTACCTGATGTATGTGTAATTTTGTAGATAAATCCACATGCCCATTCTGGAATATCTTCAGGAGTTATAGGCTTCCCATTATAATACCATTTACTCATCTATTCAAAATTAAATTTAATTATATCAGAAGGTTTAGCATTACTCCACATTTCTATAAGCTTATTGTATTCTTCTTCTATCTTCTTATCTTGCTCTTTCATTTGCTTAGTATAAGTATCTTCCCAATAGTTTTCAAAGGCTTGTACAAAATTTTCTTTGTTGTCTATAGCTTTTCTTATACTTCTAAAATCAATGTCAATTGGAAAAATTTGAACAGTGTATGAAGAACCAGTAAGGTAATTGATAGTAAAAGAAGTATAATAATCTACATCTTTAATATTTTCTATATAATATTGTTTACTATCAATTACAAAACCTATTTTACCTTTGTACCCTTTTAATCTATTAGTTTTATGTAACGTACTTATAGAACTGACTAAAGATAAATCTATGTAGTCTTTATTTACTAATACTTTCATTTATCAAGTTATTTATCATTTCAAATCCTTCTTCTTTGTATTTCTTTACTAAATCTGAAGGGTCTTTAGGTTCGCCTGTTTCATTGTGTATATAATCTATTTCATATTCCTCTGACTGTCTTTTGGCAAACTTAATTCCCTCTTCATCATTATTCAAGTAAAGCAATACTTTAGTAAACCTTTGTTTTAGTTCTGTAATTACTTCATCTTTTATGTATGTATTCTCTGAAGGTGGGGCAATACTTACATATCCTAACTTACTTAATATTATTTTATCTTTCCTAGAGCTTGTTATTATCAGCAAATCACCCTTTTCAGGTAGTTTATTATACCCATCAATACAACTGCTATTCCAATTCATACGCCACTTATTATACTTAGTAGCCTTTGGTATATATATCTTCTTTTTATCATCAAAATAATAACAGTAAGCCACGTTATTATACTTAGGAAGATAATTGTAATATATGTACCCATCAATCAAACATTGTTGTATTGGTAGAGTATCTTCTAACTCTCCTATTGTAATTAAGTATTGACTCCAAAAATCTATATCCTGTTGATTAAACATACGAGTAGTTACTTCAATGGATACAGGTAATTTAGGAGCAGGAGAAATCCTTGTTCCAGTAATGATAGGTTCCTTTATCATTCTTAAAGGTGGTTCTCCTGCTAATCCTAAATTAAAATCAACATTAATTTGGGCTAAGGCTTGATAATAATTTAATCCTAATAGTTTCATTACAAAGTTTACACAATCCATTTGTGGGCCATCTCCAAAATCCTTACATCTCAATCCACTTTGTGTATTTGTAATAACAAAACTAGGGTCTGTATCTCTTCTCCAAGGACTTCTATACTTTCTATCTAATACAAATCTACCAAAGTAATTCAAGAATATATCATATTCTGTTACTCTGCTAAATACATTCTCTCTTGTTAGTTCTTCCTTGAATATGAACATTTATTAACCTTTAGGGTTATTTATTGGTTGGTTAGCTTCTTCATTTAACCAATGCGCCATTTGATAACAAAAGTTAGCTACAGCAGTACCTCTATAACAATCGTAATCATCAAAATCTTGTAATTTTAGTCCTGATTTATCTATTACATACTCTAACATCTTAGGGCTTGATAAAATACCTTGTAATGCTTTTCCAGCAAAATCATCTAATCTTTCTTTTTGTGTCATGTTTTTAAAATAAAAAAGGGGTACAGATTTCTCCATACCCCTGATTTGGGTTAAGTTAATTAAAATGGTGATGCAGCAGAATCTACAGGAGTAGCTGTTTCTTCTCCTTCTTTCTTAGGTTTGTAGTTATCAAACACTTGTTGTAGTTCTACAAGTTGTGCTTGCTCTTTTGGAGTCCAAGAAAGTTCTTCAGCAGACTGTGCAGCAAAACCACCATAAGGTAGGTTAGGATATACAGTACCTTTATCTGTATTTAGTTTACCTGTAACACGAAGATATGCTGAAGTATTTACAAGACCATTAAGAGTAGCTACAAGTTGGTCATAAGACATTTGTGTTTCAAAAGGCTTACGAAGGAATTGGCTTAGTAAATGTTTAATACGAGGTAAAGCAGCTTGAGTAATAAAGAATGACTCACGAAGATTACCACTTGCTGAAGTAAATGTAACATTTGCTACATCTTTAGCATTATCACCTTCACCTACTGATTTAATCTCTAATTTTTCTACTGTAAACTTGTCAATAGTACCTGGACGTACTAAAGTTGAACCTTGTGAAGCTACTGCTTCTGTTGCTGTGCTAAAATCTAAAACTTTGCTCATTTGTTATTTGTTTTTAATTGTTTTGTTATATTTAAAAAATTCTATTCTTGTGTAAGTACTATTTTTTATTATTGTTAATAATGATATTGGCTCTTCTTTTGAAGCTATATCTAATTCTAATAGATTAAAGTGAAACTTATAAGCTGTTAAAACTATTGATATAATACAAAATTGCCATCTACTAGTACCAAATCTTAATGTTAATCCCATTATTCATTGTAGTATTTATAAATTGTATCTTTAACTACTCCTAGATCGTTTGAAATGTACTTCTCTGGAAAACAGCCTATGGGCGATTTACAAGTACTTTCCCCATCAGATTGAGTCATAAATTGATACTTTACTTTTTGTGTCTTAAAATCCTCTACAATAGGCTTAGTGTAAAGAATAAAAGTAAATAAACCATCAAGATAAATAGAGTTGTCTAAAAGTTTGCCTGATGTGCGGATCTTCATTTTCATGTCTTCTCCACGCTCTGTATGAAAAATACAAAACACATATAAATCATCTGAAAGATTACGGAGCTTGTCTATAAGTTTCCACATTTTAGAAGCCATAATAGACCACTTATCAAAACCTTTCTCCAAAGCTTTATTCATCATCTCAAAGCTCATTATGAATCCCATGTCATCACACACAATGTTCTTTATGTCTTTCCTACTGGTTGCTACATAATCTATAAGCTTACTTATTTCTTCTGCATTAGAGCTTTGAAAGTAATTACCTCCTTCAGATATTTTCTTATCTTTTGGGTACATCTTATTAGCTCCTCTTGCAGGAATTGGTTTATTAGAAACATTAATGTAAAGTGTTTCAGCAGGGTTTAAACCTTTAATACCTGCTTCTTCTGAAGGAAATATAGATGTACTTTTACCTTCACCTGAAGTACCGACAATTGCGATAAGATTACTCATTATTGAATATATTTTACAGGGTTAATTAAATTTGCCATGTTTTTAATTTATCTTTTTCATATTTTAATGTTAATACTTTTACTTTAAATTTATCTAAACTATCTTTAAAATCATTATATGACCTTATGTCATAGTAATAATCATCTTGGCTTTTAAGTCTTTGTAAAGATTTTTTATATTCTACATACTCTCTAAGCTTTTGACAATAATTACAACCACAAAAAGAATTATGATTTTTAAGTTGATGGTTAAATAAATTAATTATTACTTGTTGGTGGGTTCTCTTGTTTACCTCCTGAAGTAAGTCCTGATAGTTTATCATAATCTTGTTGTAAGTTATTAGCCAAACAATCTTCAAATACTTTTTGTAGTTGTTCTAATTTAGATTTTAACCCCGCAACAGCTTGAAACTTTTTTTCAGAATATTGAGAAACTTTAGAACCATCTGGATTAACTAACACAGAATCAGGCTTATCTTCTTTTTTTATTTCTTTTTGTAAATTATCCATAGCACCTACTGCCTTAATAAGAATATTAGACCTACGATCTATTTCTTGATTTACAAAATGGCTTATTAAAGAGTCTTTGATTACTTCTGATTGCGTAGCCAATTTCTCTGCCACAGCTAGTTTAACATCCATTATTGAATAAAGTTTACAAAGTTAATTAATTTACCTTTAAGAAATTGAATCTCTTCATCTGTCCAAATAGATGTTTCTACTAACTGATTGTTACCTTTACCATCTTTCACCCAATACTTAAGTTTAATACCTAACGTAGTGTTAAGTACATCTACTGCCTGTAATAGATTTTCAGGTGTGGTTACATTAGTAAATTTATCCAAACTTGGATCAAATTTTACCTTTTCCTGTACTGGTTGTTCTGTTACTTCTTGTTCTTCCATTTTTAATTGTTATTTATTTGTTATTAATAAAGAATTTCTAAAATATATCGTTGCATTACTGAAATAAATTTATTCATTCTTTTAAGTTTAAAGTTAAACTAATACATGGCTTTTCTTCCACTCTTTAAAGTTAACATAAAGCTCTGAATTAGGTAAAGGCAGTTCTTTAAAAGTACAACAAGCTCCATCAAATAATAAATCTAAACTAGCATTACTTACTCCATTTCTATTTAATAAAATAGATAGTTCTCTATAATTATCATTTAGTATAGATATATCAAACTTTTGATTTTCTGCTACATTATCAGGATACTTCATTATATTATACCTTGCAGGGGAAAATAAGCCAAATAATAAATTGAAATTCCTGCTAGTGGACTTATTATCAGCGAGACAATCAGCACTTGGTCTTAGTTTAGCTACTATTGTTTCTCCTTTCAGAGTAAACTGCTGTTGCTCACTAAGGGCTGTTTGTTGTTGTACATCTACTACTGAATAATTGTATCTATCACGCATCATTAAACAATATGTTCCTGACCATTTATCTATAGTAGCATACTTATCTTCTCCCTTCTCATTTTGAAGGAGACCTATATGATCGCAGACTATTATAACATGCTCATCTAAATCATTAGGTACATATTTATCGAATAACCCTCCATTTAATTCTGGATTAACTTCTAAACCACTCAGATAAAACTTACCCCTACTTCTTGCAAAGTTTCTTACATATTTATACATTCCAAAAGGGTTACGTATATTTGTTACAATGTCTAAAGTAGAGTCTATAAATTCTAAATGCTCTTTTTCTTTATCTAATGTAGTAAATATAGTATCCTCTATAATGTAATCATTAAACATACTTGCAAGATTTTGTGGGTCTATGTACTTTTTATGATTAGTAGATAAAATGTTGCTTAATACTTGTCTTTTTAACTCTTCTTCACTCAACTCTAAAGAAAAATAAATTATCTTCAATTTAATATGAGGATTTTTTATAGCATATTTAATAGGCTGATAAACAAATAAAAAGTTAGCAAGCATACTTTTACCCACCTTTTGGTTGGCTGTTACCCCATAATATCTACCCTTTTGTATACCTGGAATTACTTGGTTTAATTTATGAAGATCTACCCAAGGAATACCGAGTAACTTACCACTCTGTCTTATTTCTTTATTTTTCTGTAAATTAGCTATTACTTCCTCAAATTTCATTATAATCTAGTTTCTAAAGTGGTTACAATATCTATATCATCTAAATACTTCTCATAAGTCCTCTGATTAAGCCAAGTCTTTACATCTTGCATAAAAGGTAAACTGTTACCAGCTCTCCTATAATCTAATTCTCTATCTAAAGCAGCTATTACTGTATCTTTATCAGCAGGAAGCTTTTCAAACTTTTTTCTGCATTCTTCAGCTTCTTTAGTATCTAGTCCTTTAGATTTAAGTATTCTATAACCTGGCCCTCTACCATTAGGTACTTTAATAGGATATTTAGTCCAGAATAAAGCAAACTTATCTCCTTTATCAAAGAATAGGTCTAAAGCTTTTTCACGAAGAATTATTCCTTCAGTAAGTACCTTTATATACCCTTTTTCTTCTAATCTTGAACTAGACCAATCTAATACATATCCTTCTGTATCTTGATTGTTAGCTCTCAAAAAGAGATAAGAATAGTCATCAGGACTTATTCCTAAGTCTCTTACTTTATGTAATATGTCCATATTTACTTACTTTTAAGATAACTTACAACGCATTGCCATACAGCTAAGATAGGAGTTTCGTGTGTTGCTTCTGTTCCATTGGTTTGGTCGTCTAACATAGCAAAGCCGTATTTCCCATTACTGTTAGCTAAATATCCGTTTGCCCAAAAATAACAGTTGCTTGAACACTCAAATATTATCTTTAGCACAACAGGCATTAGCCTATCCCAACTTTCGTGATATTCAGGCAACACTCCCCTGTGTTTTATTTCAGGATTTAATCCCTCGTATTGAAGGATTAATTTATTACCCTCAATTATTTGTTGTTCCATCAAAATAAATCTTTTTTCTTTTTAAATAAATTCTTGAAATAGAACTTACCTATATTATAACCTACATATACATTAGGTATCTTGTCGTATCTTTTCAGATATTTAACATAAATACCACCTTCATCTTTACCTATTTCGTATATCCAAAAGTGCCATTCTTTCCATAGCAAATATACAAAAATTGCTCCTACTATCCAAATCATACTATCAATTTATCTAATTCATCTAACAACTCTATTGACTTGGTTTCCAATGCTTTATTAGTAATAAATAAGTTTTCATACGCTTCCCAAGAATGGTCAGCCAAACAATGAGATTTACCAATTAACCTCATTACTTCATTGTTACTTGAAACTTTACTTCCAAAAGCATTACCTGCTGGAAGTTGCATTTTAGCTGAAATACCTTTCTTAACTAATAAAGCTCTGAATAACCAAACATATTGTTGTCTTATCTGTACTACCTCTCTCTTTCTTGTAGAAGATTTTAGAGTATCTATAGAAACATTATTCTTGGCACAAACAAACCTTAATACAGTACTTGCATTAATGTGGCCTGTTTTTGCACCATAATTAAAAGAACTTCTATATACATCATTTAATCCTACAAATGTCTCATACTTCATAATCTATTATAAATTAATCTTAAATCTTCTTCATCTTCTCCTACTGTAGGTTCTAACACCTGTTGTAGTTGTTCTGCTGTAACTTCCTTATCAAATACTGTCCTGAAATACAAAACCAGAGACTCCACATTATTAGTAATCTCTGGTTTACGTAAACTTGCTAAACTATGTAATGCTAAGATTTCTTCTCTTTGCATATTTCTATTAATTTTACTAAACAAGCTAATTGAGCTTCTTCGTAAACACCCATTTCTAAAGTTAATATACCTTCAAGGGTATAGATTTTGGGTATATAAATCAACTCTTCTTCCCAATCTTTTTTAGTTGAAATATAGGGTAATAAACAACTTGGTAAATAATGTTTATCTCTAAACCAATCAAAAGCTTGTTGCCAAAGTGGTGCAGCAGTAAAAGGATTATCTAAAAAGAATTTCAACAACGTAGGATTATGCGCAGCCTGAAAATTTGCAGGATTGTTCAAATCACTATTATAAATCCACTCTTTAGTATCTTCTATATAAGGAAGATTATCCGCATATTCACTTTTAGGATAGTCAAAAGGATTTCTTAGTCTTCCTTCATTATCATAGGTAGTAAAACAAGGTTCGTCAAAACCCAATTCCTTTAAAGCTACTGCTTGTTCGTAGGGCAAAAATTCATTCATATTATTAGTTTTTAAAATTCATATTCAGGTTTCCACGTATAAGAATGTAACTTATAATCTCTACCAAACTTACTTGGCATATCCTTACTTATAAATACAGGCTCTTTCAATTCTTCAGGAGGATAAGTAGATACACCTTTCTCACCTACTACATTAACTTGTAAAGTAGTATTGTTTTTAATAGCATCTTCTACATCATAACTACGAATATCTATACAACCTCTAAATATCTTTTTTACTGTTAATGTTTTCATTAGCTATAGATGTTTTTGTCATACAATACTTTATTAACCTTTGCAGCAAGTTCTTTATCTATCTTTATGTTCTTAAACTTATAATAACCATTGTCTTTAGTTATTAACCCACTTTGTTTAAGTACTTGTAAATGAGTTACTGAAACACCTGTACGATAATTAATATCACTATACTTAGTATGTCCTAATTCTTCTTTAAGAATTGCTTTTACGTCTTTAAGCCTTTCTATTGTTAGCTTTGTTTTGTATAAGTTCATTTTAGATGTATTTTATACGTTTTGAATCTGTCCCCTGAAGGGCACTAGCTAACCAAACTTCATCTTGAGTATCTTTAGCTACTGTAATATAAATCTGAGCTTTCTTATCTCCTTCAAGATTACAAGTCCTTAGTATTTTCTGTACTTGTAACTCTTCATTAGATTGTATTTGATGTACAACTGCTTGTTTTAAGTTTGGAAATGTAACCATTTCATGTTAGCTTCGTATCTCTACGAAGATCGGACTATATCTTTTCTGTAAATGTTAGTTTATTTTTATGCTTTAATCTGCCCAAAATCTAATAAAGTTCGCTACATAGGCAGAACTATAAATCCTTTGTATAAAAGATTGTCTCAACACATTGGTGAAAGTAAGTATACTCCTAATAAAAACTATAAAACAAAATGGGTAAATCTTCTTCTACAAGAAGGTATTAATCCCAAAATTGAATTATTATTTTCTTACATAGATACGAGTGCTAAAATAGTAGGGAATAAAGTACTACTAAGAAACACGGGAATAATAGAAAAACAATTAATTATTTCCTATATCAATGCAGGAGAAAGACTTACAAATACTGCTTTAGTTGAGCAAGATTATTATACATATAGTTATGGTGAAGAATTTAAACAAAAAGTAAGTGATTCCCAAATTAAAAAAGTAGGAGTACCTATAACTATTTTAGATTTAAAAGGAAATCTTTTAAAACAAGTTGACTCTATAACACAAGCGTCTAAATTCTCAAAACAAAAGGGAGAGAGAATTTCTGATATTGCCCAAGATAAAAGAGCAGCTAAAAAATTTATTTATGTGTATACAAAAGAATATGATCCAAAAACAGATTATTCTTATAAAGTACATAAACAAAAATATAGTTACTCTACCTTACGTGTGCAAAGAACCAGAGAAGCTTGTAATAAACCTATATATCATATTCTTGGTACAAAATATACTAAGTATAATTCTGTAGGAGAGGCCGCTATAGCTTTAAATATCAACCGTTCTTACATTGGAGAGCTTGCTAACGGCTCTCGGAAATCCTCTAATTTTAAATTTTCATTTACAGAACCACCTGTTTAGTCTCTGAACCTTACTCCCATTGGGAGTCTTGGCTGCGGATTGTCCAATCTTTACCTCTTTTACTATACTATAGTCATTACTGCTATAGGGAGTGTGTAAAGCTCTAAGGGGATTCCCGTCAATTTAAGTGGTTTTACATGGGCATTTTTATTCACCCATACTCAACATGCCAATGCAACTTAGTTTATTTACTTTCTTCTTTTGAAATAACTCTAAACTATCTTCTTTAGATTTACTATGATAAGAATGTTTACAGAGTTTATCAGCTACTTCAGTTAGTGTAGTAAATACTAATACTCTCTTTAAAGGCTTTATAAGGCTCTGTGCTGCTTTTAATTTACTTTCTAATCTATAGATATACTGAGCTCTTTTTAATGCAGCATTGTTCTTTACATGCACATATTTAGCATCAGAGAATGATAGCATCTTAAAGTATTCAAAAGTTTTAGTAAGTTTATTGTAAGCTATTCTTTCTTCAGGAGTCAATGTAACTTCTTTTATAAATATTTCATAGTCAGATATAATTCCATGTTCTATGGCTTGCTCTATTGAAAATTCAAATACTACTTTAAGCCCTAACTCCTGCCTCAACTTAATTCTATTTTTCTGAGAAATAGTTCCAGTAAGACCTAAAATTCTTTTTGGATTCTTTCTTTTAATAGTTTGTATCTGAGCTGGGCTAAGGGTATGAATTTCATCTAAACAAAGTAAATCTATATTTTCAGGAAGTTCTTCCAGACTTCTTTGGTTTAAAAGCAAAGGTTCAAATTCTAATTGCCATTTTACAAACTCAATTTTCCAACTTTCTAAAATAGAATTATAAGGAGCAGTTATAGCTATACTTCTATTACCTTTATCTTTTATAGAATCTAAAAATGTTTTGCTCTTGCCGAAACGTGGGGACATTACATAAATGTGTCTCCAATCATTTTTAATTATAGCCTGAACAGCTTCTGCTTGAATTTCTGACCTTTTATTCATTTTAGTTTATTAAATACATCTTCTTCACAAGTGTTACCAAAGCTGTTTTAAATTGTTTTATGTTTATCCAATAGGATAGGGCTTATAACTACCTTAATAAAATACATTAGAATTACAGATAGAGTAGTTGTAGTTAGAATCATAGAAACTAAGACTACTAGAATCTAAATAATGTTATAAGCCCTTATTACTAATTTTCGTTAAAATCTCTGTAAATAGATAAAAAAGTTTTACCTACATAATCTGAAGTTTCTATGTCTTTGAAGTAAACTACAGAAGAATAACAGAAAGAGTAGTAGAAGATAGAAACATAGAAACTAAGACAACCAGAATCCAAATTAAAATATGGATAATATTTATATTGGTTACTATTTTTCCAATTAGGTTTCCAATCTCCATTAAATAATTTAGCTATTTGTTGAAGTTTATAAAAAGCTAAAGTTTTCTTCCTATCTTCTGTAGGCAAAAAGCTAAAATCTGATAATGTAAGCTCTTCAATATCTAAAGCTTTACATACTTGTTTATATGTAGTAATACTACCGATTAAACTTTCAGGAGCATTTATGATAGCTTCTAGTTTATTAGCCCTGTCTTTAAGTTCCTTTAATTCTTTTAATGCTTGTTTTTTGTCCATAATATTTGTTTTGTAAATTAATTGTATTTGCATGACAAAGCCAGCCATTAAAACTAGCTTTTGATTTATAATTTGGGTAAGCTTTTAACATAAATAACCAAGATTTCTTTATTGATTTCCTGATTTTTATGTGTGTAGGATAGCTTACATACCCTAAGTAATCTATACCTTTTGTTACTGGAAATACTTGATAATTAGATAACTCTAATTTAAGATTAATAAATAGATATTCTTGTATTTCTTTTCTTAACTGGTGTAAATGTGCCTTGTTACTTCCTAACACAATTAAATCATCGCAGTAAAGTAAAATACACTTTTCTCTTTTAACTTCCTTTAGCCAATGTAAAAAGTTGTTTAAATAGAAATTAGCCATTCATTGTGAAGTGTATGAACCGAGAGGTAAACCTTTTATAGATAATATAATATTTTCTAAAAGTATTATTAACTCTTTATCTTTAAATTTAGCTCTTAACATTTTTAATAAAATATCGTTATTAACTGACTCATAAAACTTCTTTATGTCTAGCTTTAAACAAAATCTATTTTCTTTTACTTTAAGATACTTAGTTAATGTATTAAGACATTTCAAGATACCTCTACCTTTTATACAAGAATATGTCTGACTTATAAAACATTTTACAAATATAGGTTCTAATATATTCATCAGACTATGATGTACAATTCTGTCTTTATAAGGAAGCTTATTTATATTTCTAGCTTTTGGTTCGTATATGATAAAATGAGAATACTCAGAAGTTTTATAAGTTTTATTTTTTAGTTCCAAATAAAGCTCTTGAATATTCTCATCTAATCTATTTACATACTCTTTAACATAAGGTTTATTAGATTTACCTTTCCTAGCTTTTAATTCAGCTTTGTAAAGGTTATCTAAGTTTACTATTTGATTATATAAATTTCCTATTCTTTTCATGTTACTTAATTACAATCTTCTTCAATTTCTTTACCAAAACTTGTTTAAGTTTCTTGATTTTCTTCCAATAGGAAAAGTTTATATAAAACCCAAAGTAAAAACTAAATGGATAATTAGCATTAACGTAGTTGTAGTTCACGTAGTTAAGAGACTAGCTATACATACACTTATATAAACTTATGGTAAATACTCTTTATAAATATCAATAAAAACTTTAGAACTATATTCTACTAAATCTCTGGTTTTATAGTAACAACCAAAAGGAAAATGAGCACAAACGAAGTGGCAGACCACGTAGTGAAGAGACCAGCCAGACTTTTTATATTCAAACCAAGGATAATATTTGGATTCATTACTATTACTAAAATCTGGTTCCCAACCTTCATTTAATACCTTTGTAATACATTGTATTTTATATACAGCATTAATAGACTTTTGTTGCTTAGTTTTAGCTACCTTGTAAGGCAATACAACATCTTCGCCTTGTTCTTCTAATATGTCAACTACATCTTGCCAACATTTTACTCTATCTGTAATCTTTTGGTTGAAAAACTCCTTTCCAAATGTTGACTCAAGTACTGTTTTAAACTCATCAGAAGCTGTTAAATAATACTTCTTAGCGTCTTGTTCACTAATCTTCAATGTTTTCATCTTCTTTTATTTTTTTCTTTTTTTTATACTCATACCTACTACACTCAAGCCAATTGTCTGTTATATTTTCTTTTCCATTCAAGGTTTTATATAATCTAACAGTTGGGCAAGGATTAGGTTTTTCTTTGATTATTTAACAAAGAGGTTGGTTGTCTTTTATTGTGCTCATGTTTAGTTATTTTAAAATAATGTTAATTGATTAGCTTTAGAATCTTGTTCTATTTGATTTACAATCTTTCTTACTCTTTCAATATAATATTCATAATTAATATTATAATTATCTTTTTTCTCAAACTTATTAAAATAAGTAAGATTATATCCTTTTTCAAGATTAAGAACTTTGCCCTTTTTAATTAAACCTTTTTTAATAGGAACATCTTTATTATATACTTTTTTAATAGTTGTATAATATTTAGAAACATAATATCTAACTACTTTTTCTTTAATTTGAGTATATTGAACTTTACCATCTTCATAAAAATATAACCTTATATCTAAATAATCCTTAGCTTTTACACCAATACAAAAATCAAATATATTTTTATGATTTCTAATAAATTCAATATAATTAACACTATTAATAAAATATTCTTTTAAAGCTAATGGTACTATTCTTGCTGAATTGTTCTTATGTAAATGTTTATCATACTCAAAATCACCTTTAAATTTTAATTCACCATTAGTTTTTTCAGCTATATAATCATTTACAGAAGTTTGTAATAATTTATTGTAAAAAGCATACTCTAATTGAAACTTGGTAGATTCTTCCCATTCTTTACAAATACTATAATATAGTTCTTCTTGATTGTTATCAATTTGACAAACTAACCCATCAGTATTTACACTAAGTAAATTAATGTTATTATCTAATAACTTTTCACATAACATTAATAAACAAAGTTGATTATTTACAGTTACCTTAAATGTAACTAAAGGGTCATATAAATAACTATACTCACTATTAGTTTTACCATAAGTACCGTTTAGAGATAATTTTAAAGCTTCATTAACAGATTGGTAAGATTTATCAGTTTTAGATAACTTTTTAGCTTCTACTCTTTGTTGAAAAATCTGTTTATACCCCTCAACAAATTCTTTTCCTAAATGAGCTGGATATAAACCCCTATTTATAATAGCACTAGGATAATAACTAATTACATCACAATCAATGATTTGTGTATTATCTGTTTTAAATGTTTGCCTTGGTTTATCTTCTGTATGCAAACCTCCCCAGCCAAATGTAAATAAAACTCCTTTATAGTTTAAAGAAAAACCTTCTTCTTCTTTAATAGATTGAGGTTTTATTTTTAAAGTTTTAAGATGTTTTAAAAATAGTTGAAATGTTTCTGATTGGAAATTAATATTGTTTTCTATACAATCTGATATATTAATTTCTTTTCGAAAAGTACGTAACTTTTCTACATACTCTTTTCTTCTTTTAGAAATTTGAACATATTGTTTTAAACCTATTTCTATACCAATCTGAACATCATTGTAATTTAAACAAGATATACCATAATTAGATTGAATATCTTTTCTAAATTGAATAGCATCAACTCCTTTATATACAGGGTGTTCAGTTTGACCTTTTGTTAACCAATAAAAATCTAGAGTAGCTTCACAATCATTATAACAATACTCAACTAGCTTATCAACTTCTTCGGGTTTAATTTCACTATTTGGTTCAATAGGTAAAGATTGTATGTTTAACATATTCATACTAAATTCAACCCATTTTAAAGAAGTAGATTTATTTTTATTATCATAATGATGAATTTTAAATAAATCTAAATTAGGAATTAAAGATTTTTCAGGATAGAATTTATCTTCAAATGTTTTTTGTCCAGCGTTATATATCTGTTGTATAGTAGCAGTAGGGTTCTTTTGAATATAATTTAATACTTGACTATCAAACTTCAAACAATTAAACCCTACTAAACCTGTAACATCTTTTAAAAACTCTAATAACTGCGGAATTTGATTTATATAATCTACAACATCTCCTTGCTCATTTCTATTTTCATATAAAACAAAAGAATGTTTTACTTTATCTAATCCTATAAAATTAATACAAAAAAAGTTTTTGTAGAGTTCTATATCGTAAATTTTAATCATAATTTATATTTCATACATTCTGGTACATAAGGGGCTATTAAATTTACAAATTTTTCACTATCTCTATAATCTATTCTAACTCTATTTTTATCTATTATAAATACATTAATTCCAAATTTTTCTATTATAAAATCACAATACTCCTGTAAATTATCTGGCGGGAAAGAATCTGTACAAATCATTCTACTTCTTTTAGACCCAGTTCTTTTATGACCATCATCTAAATAATGCATTGCTAAAGATTGTGCTGTATATTTATCCCTAATATAGTCTATTGGAATTATTTTTTTACCATTTGGATAAAATATATTTCTTATTTCATTAAATTTAGGATGGCAAAATGTAGTAAAAGTAATTGTTGGATTAATACTTCCAGTAGATTTTATAATACAATTATACCATGTTAATTCTCCAGATTTTAATCTATTTAAATAATTCTTTTTATGCAAACAATAATCTTTTTGCCATTCACAATGAGAAAAAGTAAATCTTCCGTTAACTCTATTTTTAGTTGATTTAGTTATATGACCATCCCCTAATAAACTACCTATTATTACTGCTTCTTCTTCTTCAGTTAAGATAAGTTCTTTTTGGGATTGAAAGTATATTACTTTTGGTAACTTTAATCTTCTTTCAATAGCCTGAATTTTTCCAGGTTTACAATTCATAGCTTTAGCAATTTTTCTTATACTAAGATTATTAGTATATAACTCCCAAAATTTATCACATTCTTCTTTTGAAAAACTAAAATTTTGACCACCTTTGGCAGTACTTCTAATTTCTTGTAATCTTTTATACACATCCATAATATAAGTTTTTTATTACTTATACTATATATTCATGTATAATGTTACAGTAGAATGTATTTTAACTTATAATTCTCCCCATCAAACAATCTATTACTTACTAAGTATATCATACACTTCCATTTATTATATAAGGTAATACATGTAAAACCATAAGACATACTATAAATAAAAATACCGTCGAAATTAAAGCTCCTAACAACCAATTACCTATTCTATTATCCAAAGTACTTTTTGGTTTAACTAACAACCAACCTATCCAATAAGGTACAAATATAATAGCAGCTATACTGACTATTACAATTATTGTTCTTTCTATCATATTAACTCATTTTTTTAATACAATCAAAACAAATATAGTATTCAGTAATACTCTCTTTAAATATTTTATTGCCAAAATCCTTTTCACCAAATCTTCTTCTACAGAAACCACATTGATAAGGCTCTAAAACTATTCCAAGATGTTCTTCAGTATTCTTATCCCAATTAGCCAATAAAGTCTTTCTAAGCTCTTGTATTTGCCTTACAATTAATAATTCAGAAGGAGTAAAGCTAGACATATTGAATGTTAATCCAGATACTCTAGCTTTAGACCAATTTCTTTCTCTTGCTTTACTATTAGCCATTTAATTCTTTTTTACATTGATTATAACCATCAGTATGCCCATCTGAATAAGCATCATTTAAACAGCCTTCAATAACTTTTCTCACCTTGACTAATGAATACTCGTGGTCATGTATTATATGTAATACTTCAGCCATTATCTTTTCTTCAAGTTCTTTCATTTCTCTTCTTTTAAAATTATAAATATTGTAGGTAATACTACAAATATAAATATACAAGCACCTAGTAGTAGTATTTTCATTTTATATTTCCGTTTTCTTTAGCTACATTATAAAGGTGTTCAACAGCTTCTATTATTCCAATTCCTGTACACCAATCGCTTATTTCTGTCTTCATATTATCAACTATCCACCATTGTAACCTTGATGCCCCTTCTCCATCAATATCATTTAAGTACGCTTGAAATATACCTTCTGGTATAGTACCATTAACAAATAGTGCAAATGCTTCTTTAAATATCTTTTCTTTCATTTCTTAAATTTACTATGTGCGGTTGCATTGTTAAACTTTGTTGGTGTTGTTAAATGTGTTTTTCACGTTCTTTAAGCATAGCGTTAGCATACATATAGACATGTTCAGCCGCTTGCTTAAATGATTTTTCTGTTTCTTCTTTGCTAATATAAACAGTTGGCTTTACATGATGCATAGCCTTAGCAGCAAAGTAGTCTAATAGTGTCATACCTTGTGTTGATGCTATTTCTCCAAGTCCATTTGTATAAACCTCTGGAAATGCTGTTGGGTTGTTTGTTTTTTTTGTTTCTTCTTTCATCTCCTTATTTGTTAAAGTTGGTTAAGTTCGTTTTTTACTTCTTGCCAGTAGGTACTAATACCATCCCATAAAGATACGTCATAGTCATAGGCGTACACTCTACCATTATCTAAAACATCTATTATCTCATCAACCGCTATTATAGCGCATTGCCTAGCTTGCTGTTTTAATTCAAGTGAGCCATACTTATTCTTTGGGTCAACTTTCCAAAAATATTTTTTATACAATTCCTTGCTTTTCTCTTTCGCTGTCATTTCTTCTATTTTTATTGGTTAATTATTTATTTAAGGTTTCGCAATTCGTCCGATAATTGGTTTGAAATTTGAGCTACCAGTTCTTTGTCCATTAAAAGCCTAATGCTGTTTTGGTCTGAAACTTCTACTATCTCTAATACAAGAGTGGTCATATCTTGCTGATATATCTTAACCTTTTGCTCTTCCGTGTTGAATATTGTTACTTTTAGTGCCATGTTGTTTATGCTTTGTTTAAAACTGGTTAATACTTAGGTATTGCTTGATGGCTTCGGCTGCTTTATCTGCCCGTTCTTTATTTAGCCCATTTTTTTCATCTAACTCTACTATTATCCTGTACTCGTTGAGATGGTCATAGGTTCTTTCAACATTAACTTTCCACCTCTGCTCTGTTTCAATTGGTGCTTGCTCTGCCCATTTGCCATTGTGCCAAACCAAACCTCCATTAACCCTAAGTTCACCGTTTTTATAATGCGTATATTTGTGGTTGGCTACTATTTGCCTAACATTTGAATATAGATTTATAAATGTAGCCCCAACAGGATATCTCTTCTCTGCTATGGCTACTAG